AGCGGCACAGAAACGAGCAGAAGCAAAAATGAAGATGCTTCAGAAAGATAGTCTTGAGCAAAACGGTTTTTATCCATTACGGGCACAGGACTTGATTGACCAAATGGAATCTGCTGCTCGTGGATCTAATAACGATGTTGTAAAACAAATTCTACGGGAAACTTCTGATAAGATTCGTTCCAAAGCAGACGAAAACGGCATCGTAAGTAGTCGTGATATGTACGAGAACATTCGTAAAGAATTGAATCGAGACATTATTGCAGCTTTGAATAAGGTTGGCAAGGCACCGTTACAAGGCGGATTGGAGAAGCAAGAAGCTGCGGTTGCTGGAAATATCAAGAAGTTTATTGATTCCGCTTTTGATAGGTCTTCTGATGGTTTGTGGAGCAAGTACTTGAATACCTACGCTAACTACAGCCGTAAGGTTGATCGTATGCGTGTGGGACAAGAACTGGCTGACAGTTTGAAGACGAAACTAGACGCTGAAGCAGCGGGTGTTTTTGCTGATGCTGTCAATAACGCCACTAGAACCATCAAGCGTGCCGGTACTGACATCCCTCGCTATGAGCGTCTTAATCAGTTGATGACTCCTACCGAGATGTCAACCATTAATTCTGTTCGTGCTGATCTTCTTCGTAAGGCTCGTGCAGAAGAACGTGCTAAGGGTGCCGGAGCAGCCCCTGAAGTTCAGGAAGGAGCACGGTTGCCTCAGTTCCTGTCTGCTACGTTTACGGTGATGAACAATGCACTGGATGCGCTTCAGCGTGGAAACAAAGGCGAGTTTAATCGGAAGATGTCACAGCTTATGCTTGATCCTCCTGCTATGGCAGAGTTTATGACTAAGAACATTCCGCCTAGCAAGATGACTGAGTTTGTCAAGAGCATGGTTTCTGGCATGGATGAGCGTACTCGTCAAGCCTTTACCAGTGCATTCCTTGTCCCAAGCATGGCCCAAGCGTTAGGAGAGCAGTAATGTTTGAAATGCTAGGAGGCGGTCTTCTAGGCAGTATCTTCGGTGGCCTGTTCCGTCTGGCCCCGGAGGTACTGAAGTGGCTTGACCGCAAAGATGAACGAAGCCACGAACTGAAGATGTTTTCTCTTCAGACTGACCTAGAGAAGATGCGGGGTGAGTACCGCATGGAAGAGCGTTATGTAGACCATAGCATTCATCAGATAGACGCCATTGGTGAGGCTTTTAAGCAACAAGCAGAGGCAGACAGTAAAGCATACAAGTGGGTTGCCAGTATTTCAGCGTTGGTTCGACCTGGAATCACTTGGCTGATGTTTGGACTGTATACGGCTGTAAAAATCATTACTGTGTCATACGCAGTCAATAGCGGAATTCCTGCAAGTCAGCTTATTGATGAAATTTGGACGGCAGATGATTTTAGTATGCTTATGATGATCTTGTCATTTTTCTTTGTTGGTCGCAGCATCGAAAAACGAGAGTCTAAACTGTGAAAAAGAAATATTTTACAGAAGAAGAAAAGAAACAGGCAAAAGCAGAATGGGACAGGCAGTATCGTGCTAGAAAACGAGAACAGTTGGTAGAAAGAAAAAGAGAATATTATCTAAACAATAAAGATAAAATCTCAGAAAAATCTCGTCACAAGTATCTTCTAAATCCAGAACCTGCTAAGTTAAAGAGCAAAGAATGGAAAGAGAAAAATAAAGAAAAGCACAATGCTAATTGTATGCTTCGACACACCAGAAAACTTAACGCCTGTCCTAAATGGCTTTCTGAAGACGAGCGATGGATGATTCAAGAAGCATATCATCTATCAGCGGTAAGAACAAAAGCCACAGAAATAAAGTGGCATGTCGATCATATTGTCCCGCTGCAAGGGAAGACCGTATGTGGTCTTCATGTGCCTTGGAATCTTCAAGTCATTACAGCAAGCGAAAACTGTTCTAAGCGAAACTCATTTGTATGAACCCCGCAATTGAACTATGTAAGAATGTTCTAGTCAAGCCCTTTGAAGGATGCGCTAAGGTTCTGCCTGACGGTAGAGTCAAAGCGTATCCTGATCCGGGCACAGGCGGACACCCATGGACTATCGGCTATGGCTCTACTGGCCCTGACATCAATCCAGACACAATCTGGACTATGGAGCAGTGTGAGAAGGGCTTAGACGAGCACATGGAGTACTTCTATGTGGGTGTGATGAAGCTCTGTCCCGGTCTGAAGGATGAACCACCCAGGCGACAGGCTGCTGTGCTGTCATGGGCCTACAACTGTGGGCTGGGTAACCTTCGTATCAGTACCTTCAGGAAGAGGATCAACGAGAAGAACTGGGAAGAGGCTGCGCTAGAGTGTCTCAAGTGGGACAAAGCAGCCGGTAGAGTGCTCAAAGGATTGACTAGAAGGAGACAGGCAGAAAGCCTGCTGTTGAAATAATTAAGCCCCTGTCAAGGAACCTTAAATGGAACCTTGCAGGGGCTTTTTTTATTCCGTGAAGAAATCTCCGATCAGGATTTCAATGAACGGTATCTTTATGATTAGGCCAACGAAGCAAACAACTTCTTCTTTGCCTTCCTCGTCTAACATACAGTACCGATTGATCTCATTGTGCTCGATGTCGAAGCCGATACCGAGCCTGAACTGTAGGATGAAGTTCACGGTAGTTCGCAGGCTCCGGCTGTACAAGCCAAAGTCTGTGCTCCTTCTACATTGTCAGTCCTTTCAATGAAAGCATCCCAGTCAATCCCCGCAGGCATTGCAGCCTTTAGGCGTTCGTACTCCGCACTGTCGATCTCCTCATACGGTGCCTGTCGATAGGTTCCTCCGTCCATCGGTAGGAAAGAAACGCCAGTGATCTTGTCAAAGTTGTCCCACACCCAAGCACCAACCTTAGGCCACTCTTGCTCCTTGACAGAGATGGTCACAGAAGGCTTGTGCTCACAGTAGTGTTCCTGATACAGCAGCCATAGACGCAGGTGCTTGATAGCATCCAAGTCTTCACGCAGCACAGCACCGTCAGCCACAGCCACAGGGAAGCTGAACACTGTCGTGCTGTCAGACTTATAGAAGTCAGGCTCTGACGGGAACCCTTGAGACTTCAGGAAGTCAGTGAGAGGGTCTTTGTTATCAGAACGAACCCGACGAATATAATACTTAGCGTGTTGAGGATGAATACCACTAGCAGTGCCCGTGAGCTGGGAGACTGTACCCTCAGGTTTGATAGCTGTGATAGCAACACTCCGGTTGATACCGATAGCGTCAGCCATAACAGCATTAGTGTGAACAGCATGAGTTTTCAACTTCTCCAAAAGGTCAGGTAGACGGGGATCGTCAGGGTTGTTAAGCAACGAGTTATCTAGGATACCCGTCATCGACACCCCTAGCAATCGTTCCTCTTCGGTATTGTTTTGCCAAATCTTGCGAAGATACGGGAAGTTCGTAAGTGTTGACTGCCAAGTTCCCAGGATAGTTGCAAGACGCACTTTACGCTCAAGAGAACCGTAATCATCGCTAGGCCGCACAATGACAGAACTAAGATTACAGAACTGATAAGGGCGTAGAATAATCTCACTACAGGGATTAGTACCCCACTCTTGATTCGGGTCACGACGACCATTGCGTGCTGCCTGAGCTTGACTAGCATACCGATTGAAGATACCTCGTTCACCAGAGTGTGATTCATAAATAGCAGACCATTCACGCATGAACTGACCAACAGAGGGCTTGGTCGTGTAGACTGCCGAGTTGTTGGCCAATGCACGCTGTGCGTTACCTTCCCACCAGTTTCCTGCCTTAGCGTGAGCCATTCGGTCATCGCTCAGGTCAGACAGGCTAATCATCGCAGACCGGCGTACCCCTCCAACCACAACGACTTCCCCGATCTTGCACAGAATATCATGGCATTCCAGCGAGTTAAGTTTACGACCAGCGGCTGTCTTGAACTTAGCGACAGTGTAGCGGAACAACTCCACCAACGGTTCCGGGCCACTTGCTCGACCACCAAAGGTCTTAAGGCGTGCCCCAGCAGGACGTACGGCGGATACGTCCCACTTAGGTACTTCTCCGGCATATAGGAGGGCAATAATCTGTCGCAGAGCCTTTGCCCAGCCTTCCTTAGAGTCCTTGACGACCACCACAGTGTTAGAGTCAAACAAATGATCTGGAACTTCCGGCAGACGGTTGACATACTTTTCCTCTACGCTAAAGCCTACCCCTGTACCGCAGAGCAGGATATACATCGCCTCATCGAATGCCTTAGGGTCATCAACGGGCAGGTACGAGCAGTTGTATCCGGCCACATTCTGACGATCCAGGGCATCGCCTGCGGTCATAATCGCACGCATGGACGGCACAACCTCAAGGTTCGTCACAGCATCTTGCAGTTCCTTGCGAAGCTCGGTAGGCAAGAGATAGTTGTGTTTCTTCCTCAGATGCCCTTCCATGAAGTCAAAGTAACGATTGACTGTCTCAGGCCAGTGCTCACGGCGGCCTTTGTCGTCAAGGTAACGGGAATACCTGGACTTGGCAATGTAGGTTTGGTACGGAGTCATTAAAATTCCTTCTCTAGTTGTTCTTGTTTATCTTCGATCAGGTCTTCAAACCGATCTACGATGTCTTCGCTCTTCAGGTCTAAAAGCTCCAGAAGCGTTACTTCATCCAGAGCCTTCAGACGATCCTTCAAATCATTAAACGTCAGGGTCATACTTGTCAATCTCCCGCTGGAGATACCAGAGGGCTTTCTTCAAGTCCTCTAGGCCATTCTTTTGTCGGTGTCGAGCCACATACTTGATGACATTGGAGAGCCTGAAATTCAGCTTCCAAGCCTCAATAGCATCGATAGGCTGCACCGTGCTGTAGTTGTAATGAACTGGCTTGCTAATAGCATCCATATTCTGTTCTTCTTCCTTAGTTGTCTCAGCGTATATGTTCTTGTCAACCCAGTTCTCGTACTGCGTACCCTTTAGCGTGAAGCAGGTATCGCAGACCCGGTGCATGTTTTGTTTGACAGGCCCATAGAAGCAGGTCTTACACGATATGTCTGAGAGTATCCCTCGACTCACTAATTGTTCCCTTAGCCGCTGACCAAGTTGCACAGTCTCGGCACTGATATCGTTGGTATCTACCTGCTTTCGTGTGATTATAACCTCGCTTTTGGACATTATGGCTCCCACAAGTAGGACAAACATGGTCAGTGTCCATGTGAACACCGCGATTAGGATGGTTCTTGATCCAAGGCAGGAACCGCTTGTACACCTTCTCAAGCAACAGAACATCTTGGACATTGTACGCCTGCATACGAGTCCAGGCATCCTTGTCCTTGTTCATACACTTGATCCACAACTCAAAGCCTTCGTGAGACACCTTCTGTCCCAGTCCCAGAGCACGACCAACATAGTCTAGCTTGTTGCTTGGGAACCGGAACTGCTGTCGTGCTGTCTTCAAAAGGTCAATCTGGGCATACGGACTAGGCGGTGACATCCCTGCCTCAAGGAACTCCTTGTTGAGCGTAGGAATGTCGAACCTAGAACCGTTGTAGTGGACTACTGCGTCAGCCTCGTCCAGCAGCTTGTGGATGCGTTGTAGCATTTTCTTGCGTCCACCCATAATGCTGCTGAACATGACATCCTCTTGATCCAGCCACTTAGCAGCCCAGCACAGCATTGCGCTAGAGTCCACGATCTGACTGATGCTGATGTTTTGCTTGAAGAGTCCCCAGACATAGGCTGTGTTCGGTGCAGTTTCAATGTCAAGTAGTAGTATCTTCATCGGCTTTCAAGTCCTTAAACCCGCGAGGAGACTCCATCGTCACATACTTGCTAATGTTGTAGCCATACACAGAGCCAAGGAAGTCAAGGAAATGACGCAAGACATCGTTCCAAGTCCCGTCATAGTCTACAGCAACATTGAAGTTAATGTTACGTTCATCCCCAGAAAAGGCAAAAGTGTAGTTGCTCTTCTCTTCTTCGTTGTCCAAATCAAACATATCACAGCCACTCATTTTATACCAAAGCCTCCATTACGTTAGGGAAATCACGCCACAGTTCCTGCTCACACAGGAGCGCAATCTCACGGTGTTCCTTCTGAGTCTCAACTCCAGTCCTGATCTGGATATAGTGGAGCCAACTCCTCAGTGTTCCATTCATGTACATCTTACTCGTTGTCAAGCCCTCTGGCAAGACCTTCCGAGCAACTTCCTTAGCTATTCCTACATTCAGTGCATTCTCATACGCTGCCTTAGCAGCCTTGAGCACATTGTACTGCTGCTCTTCCCAGAACCGGATCATCTCCCGATCTTCTACGGGCAGACTGTTCTGTCTATTCTTGTCATCCTGTAGCCGTGGCTCAGAGTAGGCATAGCCGTCTGCCACTGCGTACCGTTGACTGAACTCCTGGAAGGAGAAGCTACGATGCCTCAGAATCTGCCTTGCGATGTCTCGTGTGCATTCTATCTCCATGCAAACATTGACCATCTCGAAGGGACTCCAGTGCTTGTGCTTTATCAGGTACTTGATTAGAGGAACATACTTCTCATTTGCCTGATTCGCTGGGTTCGACACCCGAGCCATGTACGCTATCAGCTTCTCCGCCTCCGGCGTCTTCCACACTGTCTTCACGGACGGCATATTTCATTCCTTCCTTAATTCCATTCTTGATTGCTTCCATGATAGCGAAGCGAATCAATGCCTCTTTTTCCAAGGCAGTCAACTCAAAGCTAAAGTCCGCACTACCGTCCGGGTTCTCACGAATCTGCGTTACTTCCACGATACTCTTTCTTAATGAACTCAATGAAGTCAGTATGACACATGTAGTATTCCAGCAGCGTCACAAAAGCACCTTCAAGCTGCGCGTTGTTAGCAATGTCCTCCGGGTGCTTCACTGTACGACGATTGTAACGCACACCGTCTAGACCGTCTTTCAAGGACTGGACAAGGAACTCATCCAGTGCTTCGTTCGGTATTTCGATTTTCATTGTACACCTTAAAGAAGTAATCAGCGTCCACGATCACCAGCGGCTTGCACTGATTCTGTTTGATGACCACCAGAGGCTCGTAAGTCCCATGAGAGGCTGCTTGACGGTAAAAGTCGTACACAGCAATCTTTGCATGAGACTTACATTCGATCTGGAACGGGTAAATCTTCCGAGCAGCAGGAGACAGTTTGACATCGGCACCACCTGCGCCCATGCTAGTGCTTACAACATCGTCAGGCTCTAGCGTAGGTGCATACTCCAGCATCTTCTTAGCAGTCCACTGCTGCAACAGCCTGCCTTTGTTCTTTGCGCTACTTGGTTTCATTCATTGTCCTAGAATACTGATGAAGCAAACCACCAAAAGTGTCAACAAACTCCTCATCATGGTTTGTCTTACCCATTGTAAACAGCACCGCATGGACAAGTTCATGGTAAAAGGTAGCCTCCTGAGCCTGCTCCGGCAACGATGCACGAATCTTGATCGTGTGTGTCTCCGGGTCACACAGGCCCATCTCAGTCATGTGCGCTACGCTTAAGACTGTCCACTGGCATCCTGCGAGGCTGAAGGAGGCAACCACATTTGACCCTCCGTCCTTCGCAGCCACAGCAGTTGCCCGTTTTCGGTCAGCCTTTCGAGCGACATTTCGTGTTTCTGATACGTCTTCCATACGGCCTCATACAGTTCTTGTTCAGTTTTACATTCACTGAGTATCTTGGCGGCCTTGACTGGCCCGATACCATGAATGCCCTCAATGTTGTCTGTTCTGTCTCCTGTCAGCATCTGCTTGTAGAAGTTCCGTAGCCCTTCAAACTCAGTGACCGTGTACTTCTCGCATTTGACAGGATTGTAATGAAGCCCTGGAAGTTGATCCAAGTCTTTATCCACATGGACGATCCAAGCACTCGGGTTCTCCGTGGATGCGATACCGACAGCATCGTCAGCCTCCTCGCCATCAGTCACGATTGCACCCAAACGCTTGACCAAGACATCACGAAGATACTCGTAATGCTTGGGCTTCTTCATAT